CGCGATGTTAATACATCGTATAATGAGAGCTCCGGAAAAACGGGTATTTAAGATTGATGTGGGAAATATACCTCCGGCCGAAGTTGATAACTTCATGGAGAGGACCATCAACAAGATGAAGAAAATCCCATATATGGATGAGAAGACCGGTGATTATAATCTACGATTCAACCTTCAAAACATGGTGGAGGATTTTTATTTACCCGTTCGCGGAAGTGACAGTGGGGCATCTATAGAGCCTTTAAGTGGCATGGAATTCTCAGGAACGGATGATATAGAGTATCTTAGGAATAAACTGATGGCCGCACTCAAGATACCTAAAGCATTCTTGGGGTATGAGGCTGAATTGTCAGGAAAAGCAACTCTTGCCGCTGAAGATGTAAGGTTTGCTAGAACTATTCAGAGGATTCAAAAAATCCTAGTTTCAGAACTGTCTAAGATAGCCGTGGTCCATTTATATTCACAGGGATATAAAGATGCAAGTTTGGTTGATTTTAGTTTGGAACTTACCAATCCGTCTACTATATTTGAAAAAGAGAAGATTGCTATTTGGGGAGATAAGGTAACTGTGGCCAAAGATATGATGGAGAACAAATTGTTTTCGAAAGATTGGATATATGCCAACATATTTAATATGTCCGATGATGATATTCTCGATTCTAATAGTCAAATTGTATCAGATGTTAAACAGTCGTGGAGATTAAAACAGATTGAAGATGAAGGTAATGACCCGGCCATTTCTTTACAAAAAGTAAATAAGGATGGAGAATTGGAAGACGCGGGTGGTGGAAGTTCTGATGGAGGAACTGAAGGTTCTTCTGAAGCACCTACATCTGATAATGTAGGTGGAGGGGAATCCGAACCAAAATCTTCCGAAGCTCCAGAAGAATCTCCGCCGGACGCCGCACCTTCGCTTACTGAAAAATCTAAAAAACCCTATGTCAGGCCCTCACAGAAGGGGGAAAAGAATGCATCGGATTATCCGTTTGGAGAAGATCCGCTTGGAAGTTTGGAAAATGCAAATTCTAGAAAAGCTAGAAAAAACCAAATAGGACACAAGTATAAGGGCGATTCTCCGTTGGGGTTTGAATCTATAAATTTCGGAAAGCTTTCGACGTTTTTAAATGAAGATCCTAAGAAAGAATTGATTTTAGACGTTAAACATCAAAAATCTATGTTGGATGAATCTAACATACTTTAATACAAAAGGAGTAAATATATTATAATTTGTTAAAGTTTAAATAAAAATTGTAATATTTATAAATTAGGTAAAAAAGACATATGCATAAATCTAAGCATTCAAAGTTCAAGAATACCGGCATCTTGTTTGAATTATTGACACGTCAATTGACGGCCGATATTTTAGTTGGGGAAACTGACTCAAAATCAAAAGAACTATTATTCAAGTATTTCAAAGAAAGTCGTGAGCTTGGAAAAGAGTGGCAACTTTACAATTTTCTCGTAAATGAACAATTTCTGGATGATAAGAAAGCCGAGAGAGCGTTGGGTGTGGTATTGAAAGCCCGTGAAAAGTTGGATAATGACGTTTTGAACGAAGAAAAGTATTCATTGATCAAAGAAATCAAAGAAATTTATCCTATAGAAAATTTTCTAAAATCATCCATAAAAAATTACAAGGTATATGCCTCTATCTATAAGGTTTTTGAAAGTCACGTTGGGAAGGTCGGATTTGAGTTATCGGAAACAATTCAGGCTAAAGATTGTTTGATTGAAAATCTTGTAAAAATCAAAAACAATTCTACAAAAACCAAAGAAGACACGTTGATTGAAGAGTATAAAAAACAAACGGAAGATGTTAGATTGTTGGCCTATAAATTTTTGGTTGAAAATCTAAACAAGAAATATAAGTCGTTGGATATAGAACAGAAAAACATATTGAAAGAATACATCAATAATATATCAAATACAAATTCTCTCGCCGCCTTTATAATACAGCAGAGAGATATTGTAAGAAACGGATTAAATTCTTTATTGGAGAAAATAGACTCACAAGTAGCCAAAATAAAAGTCTCAGAGGTTATAAATCAATTAAATAACATAAATGTTAGTCGGGGAGTTAAGGACAGTAATGTAATGGTTCTTTTGCTTTCCTATGAACTTATCAAGGAAATTAAAAACAATTTGCAATAATCTTATGAAAGACATAAAAACAATTATCCGAGAATTGGTGAGTGAAATCTTAGACGAAGTATCTTCTACAGGTGGAGTTTCGGGTTATTCAACTCCCTATGCTTTTAGTAGAAAAGGTGAGAAAAATAAAGCCACTGAGTATACTGAGGAAATGGGTTATACTCTTGCGGAGAAAAATGATGAGGTTGGTAAAGAGGATCCCGATGTTAATAATGATGGGAAAGTAGATAAGAGTGATGGTTATCTTTTGAATCGTAGAAAAGCAATAGGAAATGCGATGAAAAAACCCTCAAAAAAGAAAAATCTTAAAGAAGATACTCAGTATGATGCTTCAAAAGATATAATTTCTTTAAAGAAATCTATTGCTTCAACTGAAGCCGGTTTAGAGAAAAAATTCATTGATGAGATCCGTCAGAAGTTTTTGGGTAAGAACATGGAAATACAAGGAAGTAAGGGGTATGGTCAATTTAAAACTAAATATACACTAAGAGTAATGGATGTTTCCATCGAAGATTGGTATGGGAAAGATGATTATCAATTAATATTGACAGGCGAAGACAAGAAGAAGTATTTTGTTGACGTGGCGGTTCCTGTGAAAATTTTGACAGCTGCTCCAGCGGCTGCTGCTCCAGCGGCTGCTGCTCCAGCGGCTGCTGCTCCAGCGGCTGCTGCTCCAGCGGCTGCTGCTCCAGCGGCTCCAAAATCTCCTATAGATAAACAGATATCCAAATAAATTTATGAAAGAATTATTAGTAAATTGTATTCCGTTTGAATTTACAAAACGTACACTTAACGAGTCATCCGCAGACGGTGGGAAATTGATTGTCAGTGGTATTCTTCAGAGAGCCGAGGCTAAGAATCAAAATGGACGTATTTATCCATTTGAAATATTACAACGTGAGGTTAAAAACTACGAAGAAAATTTTATAAAACAAAAAAGAGCAATGGGTGAATTGGATCATCCTGATAGTGAGGTTGTTAATTTGAAAAATGTATCCCATAATATAACAAGAACATGGTGGGATGATAAAACTTTAATGGGAGAAGTTGAAATCTTAACCACTCCAAGCGGCAACATTTTAAGAGAATTGTTAAAATGTGGTATAACGATTGGAATTTCAAGTAGAGGAGCTGGGTCGGTTAAACGGGTTAATGAAAATACCGTAGAGGTTAATGATGATTTTAGTTTGATAGCATTTGATTTCGTTTCTTCACCAAGCACTATTGGTGCATTTATGTTTCCGGAACGTAAGATAAACGAATCAAACTCTATTGTAAACAATCCTATCACAAATAAATGGGAATCCGTCGAGTCAATTGTTAGAGATATTTTAAGTGAAATCAAATAATTCTATGTCACCTACATTAAGAGAAAATGTAAAAAGAATTGTCCGGGAGGTTTTAGTGGAGATGGAGACGAAGTCGGAGAATCCGGTTGTAAAAATCCTCACGGCCCGTGAAAAATTCTATGATTTCGTAGAAAAGCCGGAAAATAAAGGAGACGCATTTACTAAAGAAGAGTTTGAAATATTAGAAACATTGGACACAACTCCTTATAAGGCCTCATCAAATGAGGTTAGATATAGTGCAACTGAATCTACTAATAATAAAAATAAAGAACTTGTCGTTGTTAAAAAACAAAAACGATATGTGGCATTTTTCTCAATGAACACCCCGGCGGATATGTCGACTACACAGGAAATTCCGGCTGATGATGATGTAGATAAGGATGATATAATAATAAAGGTCAGCCGACCTTTCAAAGAGAGTAATCAAGACATTTCATTGCTTTCCAATTTTATAAATGTTCTAACAAAAGAATATCAGATATGAACTTTGTAAAATTGAAAGATATAATGGAGACTGACCGAATTTCCCCAGACCATTGGCCCCTCTATGAATGGGATGGTTTAAATGAATTAGATTTTAAGTCAGATGGTGATGCTCAAATGACGTTTGAATACATTGATTCTGTTGATGGAAAGGAAAAAAAACTAATTCTTTCCACATATAAGAAAAAAGACGGATGGTATTTGGAGAGCAGCGTCAATGATAAGACATGTAAGACGGAGACATTTCCCAGTAATAAAAACTTAATGGATCGGATACATGAAATTTTTCAAAAATTTTAACTATATATAACATATGCAATTGAAGACAATTTTAGAAAATCTAAACATAGAAGGATTAAACAATGCCGCCAGTGTTCCGTTGGGTCAATCTGATCAGCCGGCGAAAATGAATATTGAACAAAAAAGAAAGTTATCTGAGATGGTGTCTCGTTATAATGAATATGGTAAGGCCATTTACAGAGAACATGACATATTGGAAGTTTCTAAAAACCTTCAGGAAGTTTCGGAGTTGGCTGAAACGTATGCATTGAATGAATGTGGAGATTGGTTTGAGGAGAATACAGTTAAACGGAATATGGCAGAGTTAAGAAAGTATAATGAATCATTCAATAAGATTGCCAAAGAATCGAAAAATCGTCAACAACAAATGGAAGCTCTCTATGAGGACATGGGCAGGATCTTGGAGAGATATTTCGAAATTTTATAATTTAAGATTAGTTCCAATTTCCATTTACTTACATATTGTCTCCACTCCGATAATATGATGATGGAACATTTTAATTTCCCATTAAATGTGAAAAAACACAATTTTTTGTCTTTTCACAAATTTACTTATATTTATATCTTATAATACAGTATTATTTATATATTGTAACAATTTCAGATTTTTCTTGAAGTTCCTAATAACTTCACACAACAAAGGAAACATATATATGAAGTCAACTTTATTTCAGGAAGCAATCGCTGATGCCAAAGCGGTCCGAGCCACAGCCCTCGCAAATGCTAAAGCAGCCCTTGAGGAAGCATTCACCCCTAAGCTCCAATCGATGTTAGGTGCAAGACTAAAAGAAGAATTAGAAGACGATGAGAAGGCCGGCGATCACACTGTTGGTGGTATGGATGGTGAAGACGACAATGTGGAAATTACGTCTGATGAGATTGACGCTATTCTAAAGGAGCTTGATAATGACATTAAGAATACGGACGCTCCCGCCGTGGACGCTCCCGTTGTCGGTGATGCAACTGATTCGGTAACTGCAGCTCCCGATGCTGAAGTTAAGACCGTAGAAGCACCTGTAATGGTCACTGCTCCCGCTGCTCCCGCTGCTCCCGCTGCTCCTGCTGCTGATGTTGCTCCCGCTGCTCCTGCTGCTGATGTTGCTCCTGCTGCTGATGCGTCGGACGAGGAAGAGGTCAATTTAGAAGAACTTCTCGCTGAGTTGGATTCTGATGAAGGCACATGTGTGTCCGATGAAGAGGAAGAGAAGATGGAAGAGGATATCGACCTAAATGAACTTTTGAAGAGTTTATCCGAAGACGAGACTGATGACGTAGAGGATGAAGTCGAAGTCCCGCCCGAGGAACTTAAAGAAGTTAAAGAACAATTTGCCGAAGCTTGCAAGACTATTGAATTCTTGCGCGGCCAGTTAAATGAAGTGAACCTGTTGAATGCTAAATTGCTTTACACAAATAAATTATTTAAAGCACATGCGTTGAACAACACCCATAAAATGAAAATTATTGAGTCGTTCGACTTAGCTAAGTCCGTTCGTGAAGTTAAGTTAACATACAATAATTTATCAGAAGCATTAAGTTTCAGCAAAGGTAAGACTTCAAAGAAGTCTACGATTGCCGAAAGCTTCGCGTCACAGTCTGTAGGAACTACCAAACCTGCCGAGAGTATCGTCAGTGTTCCGGTCAACGAAATGGCTTCAAGATTCCAAAAACTCGCAGGTATTAAGAAGTAAAAGTAAATAGAGTAAACTCGGTAATAAACAAAAAATATATGGAAAATGTAAAGTCATTATTGACAAATAGTTCAAACCCAATGTCTCGCCTTTTGGAAGAGACTCGTGGATTACAAGGCAAGTGGGAAAAGACGGGCTTGCTTGAAGGATTGGTCGGCACTGAGAAGGCTCAGATGTCAGTGTTGCTCGAGAACCAAGCTCAACAGCTTATCTCAGAGGCAACAGCAACCGGAACAAGTGCAAACAGTGAACAGTGGGCTGGCGTAGCTCTCCCATTGGTTCGTCGTGTTTTCGCTGAGATCGCAGCTAAAGAGTTCGTCAGCGTTCAGCCGATGAATCTCCCAAGCGGACTTATCTTCTACTTGGATTTCAAGTATGGCACTAATAGTGTAGCCAAAGGAACCGCTGGTGGCGCTGCTACTTCATTGTTCGGTGGATTGGGAACCAAATTAGGTTCAACCGACAGCGCGACAGGCGGTTTATATGGTGCTGGTGAATTCGGATATTCTATTAATCATAGTGCTTCCGGACTGCCCGCGTCTCCTTCAGCGTCAGCTGATTGGGCTGCTTTAAACTTCGATTCAGATTACTCAGCCAGTGTTGCGGCGAGCCAATACAGGAAGTTTACGTGGAATATTGGAGCTAACACCGCAAATTGGGATTTAACCGCTGTCAGAAGCTTTCAGTTCTTCTCCGGTTCTGTTAATCTTGACACTTTGGGTCAATTCACAACAGTTTATAACGCTGGATCGGCTGCTTCACCTAACTACTACCTCGTAGCTATCACTACCGCGTCAGTTGGAACGGCTGCGACGGTCGCAGCTGGTCCGTCGAGCACCTACTTCGTATCCGGAAGTAGACAACCAGACGCTTCGAGTCGCGGTGACTTTGAAGACGCAGGTGCAACCGGTGCTTCGATCGGAATTCCCGAGGTCAATCTTGAACTCAAGAGTGAACCTATCGTTGCTAAGACCCGTAAGTTGAAGGCTGTCTGGACTCCAGAACTCGCCCAAGACTTGAACGCTTATCACAGCATTGATGCTGAGGCTGAGCTGACCGCTCTATTGAGCGAATACGTGTCAATGGAAATCGATCTCGAAATCCTTGACATGTTGTTGACCTCTGCTCCCGGTGTCACCACCGAAGCGTGGAGTGCAAAGATTGGAACTGAGTTCTCCAAGAGCCTCAACAGCTATGGTGTTGCCTCGTTCACAAGAATCGAAGATAGTTCACCGAACAGAACCGCTTATGTCAAGGCGACATGGTTCCAGACGCTCGGTAACAAGATTCAACGTGTCAGCAACAAGATTCATCAGTTGACCCTCCGCGGTGGTGCGAACTTCATGGTCGTAAGTCCAGA